ATAGTTACTTGTATACGAAGCCTGATAAGCTCGAAGTACACCGTTTGCAAATATCCTTCATGCTCCGCTTTGCCTTGTATAAACAACATGCGTCCACGTATTAGAACTAAACACACCGGTTGCTGTTAGTAGACCTGAATCGTATGCATATATCGATCCGTCGCTTCTTGTTCCAAGGACTATTCCGTTATTCTGGATATCTGCATTACGCATATCAAATAACGTCTCTATAAAACTCGGTTGAGGTCCGTTTCCTGTCCTGTAAAACCAGCACTCAACAGACCAGTCATCTGTTCCAAAAGTAAAGTCGCTTGATGTACTAGTCGAAATACCTTGCTGTGTTGAATTACCAAAAAGAGACCACCCCGTCTGTGAGAACGGGCTAAAGGTTCCCTGCGTAGTGTCACCGTTGCGGGTGATGGTGAAGTTGTTAGTGGACGAGTCTAAGAACGTGTTGTTCTGTGCGCCGTTGGTGCCGTTGCCGGGGAGTAACAACGATGTTAAGTTAAAGTACTGGTCTTTTAGTACTCCAGCACCACTCATGAGTAAACCAAAGATACCAGCCATGACTTAGCTCACGTTACCAGTGATAACACACTCAGTACCGCTAATGAACAACACTGTAGCCACACCTCTTGTTGCTAAAGAGACTGTAGCCATATCCGTATTCGTACCAGCAATGTATGCAGTGGTAATAGAACACGTAACTGTTAAGCTACCTGATGTGTTGTTGTACAACGATACAACATCACCTGCTGAGAAGGTTGAGTTAGGGATCGTAATACCAGCAGACAACGAGATAACTTTACCTACGTCAGAGGTAGCCATCGTAGTCGTTGTAGAGCTAACAGGTACATTAAGAAAACCTAATGTCGTATCAGCATCAGGTAGTGTTGCAGTACGGTTAGAGTTAGTATTAGCGGATTGAAGTGTATGAGTCCCAGTACCGCTAGCATTTCCTTGAACTTTTATAGAAGACATTGTTATCCTTTAATCTAAAATTACCCATCTTTGTCCTGTACCTACAGTGACAGAGATTCCGGTATTAATTGTAACAGGTCCAACGCTAAGTCCATTCTTAGCAGAGGTTACGGTATAGTTAGCTGATATGGTTTGATTATTCTCTAAGATCGTTGAAGACCCACCACCACCCCCAGTGGAAGAAATAGTGATAGCACCATCACCGTTAGTGATTGTGATGTTAGAGCCTTCGGTAAGAACTGCTTTAGTTAAACCACCAGAAGCATTACCAATCAGTAGTTGACCATTAGTGTATGATGTTTGTCCAGTACCTCCATTAGCAACTGCTACTGTACCAGTGACGTTAGCTGCATTGCCTGTGATGTTGCCAGATACAATAGAACCACTAATGGAAGTGATCCATGTTGGGTTGCTGTAGCTACCACCAGTACTTACACCATCAGTGATTCCGTAACCACTCAGTGTGGTTGGTGTTGAGCTTATCTTAGACCATGCTAAGGATGTTAACCATGAAGGATTACTATATGTACTTGATGTACTTACACCATCAGTAATCCCATAACCACTTAGTGTTGTCGGTGTGCTGCTGATCTTTGACCAAGCTAACGAAGTAATCCATGACGGATTAGCATAAGAGCCTGTCGTATAGACACCGTTGGTTACTGTGCCTGCATTACCTGTGATGCTGATACCCCAAGTACCTGTTACAGACGCTGGTGCAATATTCTTCCAATAAGGTCCAGTTGAATCGTACTGCAGGATATCGTTGTTGGCTACAGAAGTAATCTTAACGTTATGTAGTTCGTCAAGCTCCCATCCGTTGTTAATGTTTACAAACAACTCACCGCTACTAGCATTAACTTTGACAACCCAACCAAGAAACACAGTATGTGCTGGTGCTGATGGTCTTGTAGCAGTAAATTGACCTGCTGTTTGAGATAAGTAAACATCATCACCTGCAGTGAATGCACTGGTATCAATACCACGAACAACACCAAAGGTTGCTACAAAGCCTTCTGCACCGTTAGTAATGTCTTCAGCAGCAATACCTAGCGTAGGTGCTGACAATGCTTCAGTGTCTGCGTCAGCTAATACAATACTAGGTCTTTGGCCTTGAGCACCTGCAACAGCAACAACAGATCCTTTAGTAATGGTTGCTCCAGAACCATTATAAGACAGTACTACGTTTTCCTGTCCGATATTAAGATCAAGGTTGTTACCTTTAAGTCTTGTAACCAGAGAACCATCACCACTGTCATACCAAACCCTACCAACAGCTCCAGTGACAGTTGCTGCTGTATCAAACTGAATGTAATCAGGAGAGCTAATACCACCTGTAATACTGTCTAAACTAGTGATGTTTGTGTTAGCACCTGAGTTAGCAGCACCTAATGTATTGTAACTGATCGTACGTGCTACTGAACCATCAAAGTCTGTTCCTGAAGCAGCTCCAGAGCCGCTATTGTTAAACGTAACAGCATTCGTTGTTGTGCCACCACCGCCTGCAGCAACAGTATCCCAACCAAATGATGATCCTGACCACTTCAGATACGTATTAGCTGTAGTGGGTGCATCAATAAAGCCTGTAGTGTTTGCACTAGTCTGATACAGAACTTTATTAGCATCACCGCCAGCAATGTTTGTTGCTGATCCTGCTTTACCGCTAATGTCACCTGTAATCTTAGAACCAGCTAATGATGTAATCCATGAAGGATTGCTATAGCTACCTCCTGTGCTAACTGCATCAGTGATGCCATAACCACTGATGGTGGTTGGTGTTGATGTTATCTTACTCCAAGCCAGTGCTGTAATCCATGAAGGATTGCTGTAGCTACCTGTTGTATAAACACCATTAGTTACTGTACCAGCACTACCTAGAATATCAATATTCCAAGTACCTGTGGCATTTGTACCTGTGATGCTAGGAGCACCAAGCGTGTTATAGCTGATTGTACGTGCTACAGAACCATTAAAGGTTGTACCTGATGCAGCACCTGTACCACTATTGTTAAAGGTTACAGCATAAGTTGTTGTACCACCACCGCCTCCTCCACCGCCACCAGCAACCCATGACAGATTACCCTCACCGTCTGTGGAGAGAACTTCACCACCATGTCCTGTTTGATCTGGTAGCAGCTCTGTGATGCTCATCTGTCCTTGTTTGAACATTTGAATAACAGCATCACTAGCGACTCGATTAACGTAACCAGCATCAATCTGCTGTCCGTTAGAAAGCTCTACAACCAGTTTATCATCAAAGTCAATGTATACGTTGGTTACACTTATACCATCTGAACCATCGACACCATCTTTGCCATCTCTTCCGTCAACACCAGGACGACCATCTACACCGTCTCTACCATCCTTTCCATCTTTACCGTTAAGACCATCCTTACCATTTTTACCAGGATCTCCCTTCTTTGTAGAAAGATCTTTGATCTCATTGTATTTCTGTGTAAGACGATCTTCAATCTGTTTAAAGGACTGTACGATGTAGTCAGATTTAGTTTTTGATACCTCCAAGTCTTGTTTTTGTTTCTCTTCACGAAGACCAGCAATCAACTCTTTTAGTAAAAGTTTCTTATCTCGTGAAGAAGCCTGCATTACTGCATCAATAAGTTCTTTAGCCATTGTTGGTCAACTTATCAAGTAGTTCGTTAAGCATGTCTTCATCGCCAGGAAGTACTCCTGCTTTGCTCATTTGCATTTCTACGATCTTTGTGTTGTTTGCTAGATCAGCTTCTTTAAGCATCAACTCAGCAATCTTTACACGACGATCAAACTCAACCTGAGCAGCATCAGCTTGTTGTGGTAGGTTTTTAGAGACTGCTGCCATTATTTTAGCACGAGTCTCTTCAGGAAGCAACTGTGTCTCTATAGCAGTCTTCTGAGCCTCTGCAGCGTCCTTAGCAGCCTTTGCTTGCTTTTCTCGGACAGAAGCCTCAGCATCCGCTAATTGAAGCTGTGCAGCCTGTTGTTGTAGCTGTTGCTGTTGTGGATCAGGCTGAGTCATCTGAGCTAACTGAGCAAGTAAAGATTCCTTGTTAGGTAGCGAAGAAGTCTCAATAACACCCTGCAGTAGCAGCGGTACAATAGGACTATTCGGACCAAGCGTAGACAACAAAGCAAGAATCTGTGCTTGTTCGAACTCTCTAGCGATCATTCCCATTGTACCTGTAGCAATAAAGTCAAAGTCTTGTACAGGATATCGCTGTGGTGCAAACTGCATATACCTCCATGCAGCTTTTTGTACGAAAGGAATCAAGAAATCTTCTTGGAAGTTAACTAACGATCTCTTATTCTTCTTAATCAGTCCAGATACTGCCATTGCAAGCCCTGCAGTGGCTGCTTCACCACCAGAGACCTGTGCAGGAAGGTTTGCAGTATCTAAAGTACCTGTAGCCTGCAGCATCATACGCTCAAATACCTGAGCAGACTGAAGATTTGCAGGATCTGTGTTACCAAACTTAAAAGGAGCTAAGATTTCATTAGGATTACCATTCGTTAAGATAGTTTTTCCTGGCCTAATCTCAAATTTAGCACCTCTAGGAAGCCTTGTAGCGTCTACAGCCATCATAGGAGCTGTTGTAAGCCCTAAAGAGTCTACATGACTCCTAATTTGAGCATCTACAGCCTTTTGCATGTTGTATGCTTTCTCTGCTGTACCTCTTCCCCAGAATCTACCAGGGATAGTGTCTGCCTGATAAGCCACAATAGGACGATCTTGCATCATAAACGGGTTCTCTTCAGCCTTTAGAAGAGCCTCTCCGTTAGCAATAACCACTAAAGCTTCCACCATATCGGAGTACAGTTCATCATTCTCGTACTCCATGTCATCAGGATTGTCTAAAAGCTTACGTGGTACAAGACCATAGTACCTTAAGAGTAAAATCTTATCATTCTGGTAGTAAGTTAAGTCCTGATCAGGCTCTAAATCCGTATCTACAGCAGCATCGCCTAAGGCAACTGCTTTGTAAACACCATCTTCCATACCACGAACAACAACATGACGACCTACATACTCTTCAATAGCACATCCCATTGCATCTTCAATGGTTGTTGCGTTAGGGTCAATGAGGAAGTTCTTAGGATTGATGGGTTTTAGCTGCACAGCGATACGATTATTAGCCTGTACACCAATCATAGACAGTCCAGGATTCGCTGAAGGCTGTGTTGCTGGTGCTAATTCTTTCTTTTGCTTAACAATCAGTTCACCGATACCTGTACCGTAGATCTCAGCTAAGGTCATTGCATTGCCAATAGCCTTTCTGATCTTGTCCTTTTTAAAGTCTTCGGACAATCTAGTACGAAGTAACTCAATATCTTGTTTGTTTTGGTCTGCTATGTCATCATTGATATCAAAGAACTGTCCTTTAGCGAACACTGCTTCTTCAAGATCAGCTTGTTTGTTATCTACAGCTTGTTGCAGTGCTGGAGAAATAATCTTTGAACGCTCTGACTGTCTGGTTTTATCTTCATCAGCCCAGATTCCTCGCCAAAGACGCTCATATTCCTCCCATCTAGGAAGGAAATTCTCATCCCTATAATTTCTCCAATCATTGCACCTATCCATCACAAATGCTACAAGAGCATTCTGAGGGGTGATTTCTGATTCAAATTTCATGTTTGGTTATCCTAATAGCCTGCTACGTGGTCTAAGACTTCAAACTCTTCTTCATCTAAATTCTGATTCCAGTTTGCAGTTTGTATCTGATCAATGTAGCTTAACGCATCAATCAAATCATCATGAGTTTTACTGTCAGGGAATTGCATAAGCTGATCAATGAACAGATTATTCCAATCACCTTCGTTTAAAACAATCCTTCCATGCTCAAAGCGACCCTGTAGTGACCAAACAATCCTATCTGTTTTCTTCTTATTACCATGCGTTAGTTCTTCAATACGAGGATAAAAACCATTCCTACGCATTAGATCGTGCATATAAGGCATCACTGCATTCTTCAGCGCACCTTTCTCTATACCAACACACGTAACACGATAATCTTTAGCTGCTTTGAGAATCCTTACTGCTGTTTCTCGGACATCCCACCTACCGTGTAGAATGTCAGCAACCCACCAACCTCGTGTGTTAACCTTAACAATGGCTATCGCTGTTTCATCCAGCTTCGTATTCTTCGTCTTATTCGTCTGCGAAGAATCGCTAAAGCCACACAAGTCCACCGCCATAAAGTAGCTACCTTCATCTGGTTCCTCGTCAGTTACTTTAATCCACTCTTCCTTAAATATCTCAGACTGTGATGCTTCAAACGAAGCCATAAACTCTTGTCTAAAAGCAAAGCTAGACATCGAACCTCTAGCAGCTTCAATCTCTGCTGGATCTAACAATGGATTATCAAAGCTAGTGAAGTGCCATGCTTTGTAATCTTTATCCTTTGTACTATCACCTAACTTGTACAACTCATAGAAGTGATTTCTACCCATTGGTGTTCCAATGAACATAGCTCTACCCTTCTGATCCGCTAAAGCAGGTCTAAGGATTTGTTCGAACACCTGTGGTTTCATGTCTGCGTACTCATCCATCACTAAGTACTTCAAACTAACACCACGCATAGTCTCTGGTCTATCAGCACCCTTCAGAGATATCATTGCACCATTGACTAAGGTAATCTGCATGTTATTCACATGACTACCTTTAATGACTGAATGGCCTAGCTCTAGTAGCGTAGACCACATAATATCTCTAGCTTGTCCCTGCGTAGGAGCTACATACCAGACATGACCCTTCTCAGTCTGTAGTCCTTCAATAATCAATGTCCAAGCAGCT